GCTGCTGACGCTAAAGCCGCTAAAGACGCTGCTGATGCAAAGGCTGCTAAAGATGCAGCAGATGCTAAAGCTGCTCAAGAGGCAGAAGATGCTAAGGCTGCCCAAGATGCTAAAGATGCAGCAGATGCTAAAGCTGCTCAAGAGGCAGAAGATGCTAAGGCTGCTAAAGACGCTGCTGATGCTAAAGCTGCTCAAGACGCTGCTGATGCCAAGGCTGCTAAAGACGCTGCGGATGCTAAAGCTGCTAAAGACGCTGCTGATGCTAAAGCTGCTCAAGACGCAGCAGACAAAGCAGCTAAAGATGCTGCTGATGCTCAGGCTAAAGCAGACCAAGATGCTAGAGATGCTAAAGCTGCTAAAGATGCTGCTGATGCAAAAGCTGCTGCTGATGCAGAACAGGCTGCTGCTGATTTAGCTAGAGAAAAAGCTGAAGCTGCGGAAGCAGAGGCTAAGAGAGTAGCAGAAGCTGAAGAAGCTAGAGTAGCAGAAGCTCTTTTAGCTGCTAAAGCTGCTGCTGATGCTAAAGCTGCTGCTGATGCTAAAGCTGCTGCTGATGCTAAAGCTGCTCAAGACGCTGCTGATGCTCAAGCAGCCCAAGATGCAGCAGATGCTCAAGCAGCCCAAGATGCTGCTGATGCTCAAGCAGCCCAAGATGCAGCAGATGCTCAAGCAGCCCAAGATGCAGCAGATGCTCAAGCTGCCCAAGATGCTAATCAACCTCCTGTAACAGATGTTTCTGCACCTGTAGACGCACAAGATCCTATAGAAAATATAGTAGATATTACATATACAGATGATTTTGTAGAGGATGTAGCTCCTCCTCTTGTTTATGAAACTGGAGAAAGCGGGGATAGTTCTTCTAGTGCTCCTGTAGAGCCTATAGAAACTGTAGAGCCTATAGAAACTGTAGAGCCTATAGAAACTGTAGAAACTGTAGAGCCTGTAGAAACTGTAGATCTTACAGAAGACACTACAGACACAATTACTTTAGATAACACAGAAGAACAAAGAGGCCCATTCTTTGAAATAATAGAAAGATATGCAGATGGTTCAGTTTTAGCTAGAGATGCAACTGGTACAGAAACAGTATTCACTGAAGATTATTTTGACACAGCGGGAGACGGCACACCTCTACTTAATGGAGAAACTTATTCAGATGAGACACCTCCTGTTGAAGTCTCAAATACTCTTGACTTAGTAGCTGGAGGTTTGTTTGGATCACCTACAGAAACTATAGTTCCTACAGAAACTATAGTTCCTACAGAAACTATAGTTCCTACAGAAACTATAGTTCCTACAGAGACTACAGAGGTTGTAACAATCGATGGGACAGCAGAAAGTGGTACTGAAACAGGTACTGGTACAGGTGTTGGTACTGGTGACGGTGACGGCTCTGGCAGCGGTATTGGGACAGGAAGTGGGACAGGCACTGGTATGTTTGGAGGTACAACAGGCTCAGGAGGACAAACATCAGTAACTGACTTAGTGTTTAGTGACTACGTTAAGCGTTATCAAGCACCAGAGCTACAAAAGCGTGTGTTGCCGTTACAGGGTTACAAACCACCACAAGGTTTATTTAGAGGAATAATTTAATGGCTACAACATATTTAGCTATAATGAATAACGTATTACGCAGACTTAGAGAAGATGAAGTAACTACAATATCTCAAAATACTTACTCTAAGATGGTAGGTGATTATATTAATGATGCAAAAGAAACTGTAGAAAACTCACATGATTGGTCTACTCTAAGGACTACTATAGTAGTTCCTACAGTAGCAAATACTACAGAATACAGCCTAACAAATGCAGGAGAGCGTGTTAAAGTATACGGAGCTATAAACGACACTTCTAACTTTACTATGCACTACGAGTCTCCTAATTGGTTTAATAATGCTTATTATATTTCTGGTGAAGTCTCAGGCACTCCAGATTCTTTTACTTTTAGTGGTATAGATAGTAATGAAGACACTAAAATAAGAGTGTACCCTAAACCAGACGCTGTATACAGTTTACGCTTTGATTTAGTTGCTAAAGAAAACCTTTTAACCAGTGACTCAAGCACTACAGTTTTACCTCAAAATGTTATTGTTCATCAAGCTGTAGCCTTGTTAGCTAGAGAGCGTGGAGAAACTGGAGGTACTTCTACACAAGATTATTTTGTTATTGCTGACAGGCATCTTAGTGATGCTATAGCACAAGACGCATATAAAAACCCTGAAGAATTTATTTATAGGGTAGTTTAATGGCACAGCAAAGACAGAACATATACATTGGTGCTCCGGGATTTAGAGGTCTTAATACTCAAGATGCTCCTGTGGGTCAAGATGCCTCCTTTGCTTCAATAGCAGAAAACGCAATTATAGATAACTTTGGGCGTATTGGCGCTAGAGAAGGCATAAGTCTTCTTACAACTAACGCCTCACCTTTAGGAACCAGTGCTGGTACAGAAGTTGTAAAAGAGTTTACTGATAGGTCTGGTAATGTACTTGTGTTTTCTACAGGTAATAATAAAATATTTACAGGGACTACTACTCTATCAAATATTACAGGAAGTTTAACTGTAACTGCTAACAACTGGAAAATTGTGTCGTTTAATGGAGATGCTTATTTTTTCCAAAGAGGACATGACGCTTTAAAGTACACCAGTAGCTCTAGTGCTCTTGCTGCTTTGTCTATCCACGCCCCTGATGCTAATGAATGTTTAGCTTCTTTTGGTAGGCTGTGGGCTGCTGATGTTGTTAATAACAAGTACACATTGTATTGGTCTAGTTCTTTAGACGGAAGTAATTGGAATGGTGGTAGTTCTGGATCTTTAGACTTAACAACTGTCTGGCCTACTGGGTTTGATGAAGTAACCGCACTGGCTGAGTTTAATGATCTTCTAGTTATCTTTGGTAAGCGTAGTATTCTTTTATATTCTGGTGCCTCTAGTCCTTCTTCTATGGTACTACAGGACACAATAACAAACGTAGGATGCGTAGCTAGAGACAGCGTACAGTCTACAGGATCAGACTTAGTATTTCTTTCTAATACAGGCGTAATGAGCTTAGGTAGGTTAATACAAGAAAAGTCTAATCCTATAGGTAGTGTTTCTAAGAATGTTAGAGATCAATTAGTTGATGATTTAATTCTTGAAACAGGAAACATCAAGTCTATCTATAGTGCAGAAAACGCTTTGTACTTGTTAATTTTTCCTGTTAATAACATTATATATGCTTTTGATATGAGAGGTAAACTAGAGGACGGAAGTAACCGTGTGACTACATGGCCTTCTACGGGTACTATATCTGCAACTAGAGCAGAAAGTGATGGTTCTGTTTACTTAGGCGTTGCAGCAGGAATATCAAAATATGGAGGCTATACAGATACTGCTGGTAATTATACCATGAAGTACTACACGCAGCCTTTAGCTTTTGATGACCCGTCAAGAGTTAAAATGCTTAAAGAAATTAACTTAACAATAATAGGCGGCTCTGGTAGTTTAGTAGTAGCTAACTGGGGATATGACTATGTGCAAAGCTACAATAGGCAAGCTTTTGAAGTAAGCACTGCGTTTATTGCAGAGTACGGAATATCCGAATACAATGTAGCAACATCAGAGTATAGCTCTGGCTTTGTTGTAGGTATTCAAAAGTTAAAAACAACAGGCTCAGGTAAAGTAGTTACTATTGGTATAGATGCTACTATAAGTGGTAAAGCGGTTTCAATACAAGAACTAAATACAGAAGCTATAATAGGTAGATTAATTTAATGAGTAATTACACAAAAACAACTGACTTTGCAGCTAAAGATTCGTTACCTTCAGGACACGTTGGAAAAGTTGTAAAAGGAACTGAGATTGATACTGAGTTCAATAACATTGCAATTGCATCAGCAACTAAAGCAAATGCAAACAATGCTGCTTTAACAGGAACATCTGTTTTTGAAACATTATCAGACGGGACTCTTTCTGTTACAGGATGGGTAGACGAAGACAACATGGCTTCTGACAGCAATTCGCTTATCCCTACACAGCAGTCTGTTAAAGCTTATGTAGACTCTAATGTGACTGCACAGGATCTTGATGTAACTGACGGCTCCTCTAGTATTGACATTGACTTAGACTCTGAGTCTCTAGGTATCTTAGGTGGCACTGGTGTTACCTCTACTGCCTCTGGTACTGGCGTTACTCTAGCCATTGACAGTACTGTAGCTACTCTTACAGGTACACAGACACTTACGAACAAGACGCTTACTACCCCTACTATCCTTACTTCGTTTACTATAGGATCTGCTACTATTACTGAAGCAGAACTAGAGATACTAGACGGTGCTACGGTAACTACAGCAGAGCTAAATGTACTGGACGGTATAACCAGCACCACAGCGGAACTTAATATCCTAGACGGTGTTACAAGTACTGCTACTGAATTAAATATTCTTGATGGTGTTACAGCTACTACAGCAGAGATTAACTATGTAGACGGTGTAACTTCTAATGTTCAAACGCAGCTTAATACTAAAGCACCTATAGCTGGAGCTA